ATGTCGCAGCGTGACAACGAGCAGCTCCAAGGCATGGATCGGCAGGACGGATCCGGCCCGGACAACCTGGATGGAACGCCATCTCGTTTGGAGAGCATGGCCAGCGAAGCCGAGTCCACGGCGTCGCTGGAAGAAATGGCTGCCGCAGTCCGGGCCCGGGCAGATCAGATCACGGCGCAGGTGCCAAAGACGACCGAGGAAAAGATCAAGGATCTGGACCTTGGGTTCATCCGTCAGTGCCTGAGCCACAACCGGGTCGGCGACGCCAACCTCTGGGTGGCCCTTTTCGGGGATAAGTACGTCTGGGTGCGCGAGTGGGAAACATTTTTAATCTGGAACGGCCAACACTGGGAGGTTGATCATAAGAAGGCATCTGCGTTGTCCGATATCGAGCGCGTCTGCGAGACCTACGAGCACATGCTTGTCCGGCTCAAAGACAACGCTGACGAGGACCTGATCAAGTCCGTCCGCAAGCGCTGCAGCCTACTGCGCGACAGGCCAGGTCGAGAAAACCTGCTGGCCTGCGCCATCTCCATCTATGACCCTCCGGTCATCTCCCAGACAAAGCTCGACGCCCAGCCACACCTGCTCCCGACGCCCACGGGCGTGGTCGACTTGCGCACGGCTGAATGCGCACCTGGCAGGCAATCACAATACCTGTTCAACCCCTGCCCAACGCCATGGACCGGCAAGGACACCCCCTGTCCGACCTTCGACAAATACCTGCTCGACTGCATGGCTGACGATCAGGAAATGGCCGAGTTCCTTGTTCGCCTGCTGGGCTACGGGCTGCTGGGTGAAAAGCACCTTGCGGTGTGGGCGATCTTCTTTGGACCATTGTCCCGCAACGGCAAGGACACGTGCATGAACACGCTGAAGCACGTCCTTGGGAATCGGCTCCACGTTCGCGTCAACGTCCAGATGCTCATGGAACAACGCTTTGCCCGGCAGTCCGCCCAAGCGGAGCCTGATCTCATGGCTTTGCGCGGGGCAAGGATCGCCTACGCCTCCGAGGCCTCGACCAAGATGGCCCTGGACCAGGCCAAGATCAAAGACATGACCGGCGGCGGCTACATCACCGCCCGCGGCCTGCAGGACAAGGAGATGTCGGAGTGGAAGCAGTCCGCGCTGATGCTCATGCTGACCAACTACCTGCCCAAACTCAACGCCGATGACGACGGCTTCAAGGCCCGCACGATCTGTATCGAGTGGCCCGTCAAATTCGTGCCGAACCCCACGCGCCCCTGGGAGCGCCAGATCGATTACAACATCGGCAAGCGCCTAGAGGCAGAGGCCTCGGGCATACTGGCGCGCCTGGTGCGCGGCTGCCAGGACGTGCTGGCCAACGGGCTACGCATTCCGGACAGGGTCCTGCGCTACACCCAAGAGCAGATGGACGCCCAGGACGATATCGGGCGGTTCATCCGAGAGTGCTGCGACGTCGAAGAGCCGCCAACAGGGGAGCGCACTTACCAGACGAAGATCCCGGTCTCGGAGTTCCTCAAGGTCTGCAACTGGTGGTGCAAGAAGCAGCTCGGCAACGCCTATGATTACACGCCGAAAAAGGTCACGCCCCTGCTGGAAAAGAAGGGGATCCCCACACACAAGTCTTCGGTCATGCACTACATGGGCCTGTCCGTACTGCCGGACGTCATGAGGGATTTCCAGGACGACACGACCGGAAAGAAGGAGGAGCGCACGTGGTAGCGTTCAATCCTCCCGTACTCCCGGCGTTCCTCCCGCTTCTCCCAACACGCAAGCACTTGCGTTCATTGACATTCGCAAGCGGATTGGGAGGATGGGAGGATTTTCTCTATTACCCCGCACGTACACCCATGCGTCGCGCGCGCGTGCGTATATATGCTTCTATCCTCCCATACTCCCAAAGGGATAAAGGTAATAAAGGATTTAAGGGACTTGGCGCGGTCGTGGTCTGGGAGGGAGGATTGAACGCTGGGAGGATCGCATGACAGCGACCATCCTGGAGCTCCTGTCCCGCCACGTCGGCGGTGACAAGATTGTCCGCGTGTCCGGCAAGGACGGCGGACTGTACCATTCTCCTTGCCCGGCATGCGGCGGGACCGACCGGTTTATGGTCTTCTCGGAGCAGCCCGGCGGCGATCTTGCGCAGCAGCACGGCGTGGCTGGAACCTGGTCCTGCCCGAGGCACTGCCAGAAGGGCGGGGACATCATCTCCTTCCTGCAGGAGTTCGACGGCATGTCCTTTGCCGAGGCCTGCGCCGAGCTCGGCATATCGAACTCGAACGCTCCCCGGGCCATGCGTCCGCTGCGCCGCCCCCAGGCCGCGTCGGCATCCTTCAGCCCCATCGTCTATTCCGCACCGTCCGCGACCTGGCGAGAACACGCCACCAAGCTGGCCACCGAGGCCCACGCCGCCCTGCTGCGCGAACCCTCGGCCCTGCGCTGGCTCGATGACCGCGGCCTCCCTTTGCCAGCCGTCCAGAAGTATCACCTCGGGTGGCTGGCCGGAGAGGACAAGCAGACTGGCACGAAGGTCTTTCGGCAGCGCGCCGCCTTCGGGCTCCCGCCCAAGGTCGACCAGCAGACCGGCAAGGAAACCCGCGTGATCTGCATCCCGCGCGGCATCACCGTCCCGGCCTGGGCCCAGGATGGGCAATGCCTACGCCTGCGGATCCGCCGCCCCAACAAGGACATCGACAAGACGAACCCTCGCGACGCCAAGTATCGCCTGGTGCCGCAGCCTGAGCCCATCTACTCCGCTCCGCTGGTGCTCCCTCCGGTTGGCGTTTCGCCGGAGCTGGCCACCTGGGTGGTGATCGAGGCCGAGCTCGACGCCTACGCCGTGCACTATGCCTGCGGTGGCCGCGTCGGCGTCGTGGCCGTGCTGACCGTTTCAGTTCATCCGGACGCGGTCGCGCACGCCGCCCTGGCTCCGTCCGCGCGGATCCTCGTGGCCCTGGACTTCGACCAGGTGCGGGAAGACGGCAAGCCAGTCCCCACTGCCAAGGCATGGCCATGGTGGGAGGCGACATACCCGCAGGCCCGCCTCTGGCCGGTGCCCAAGGGCAAGGATCCCGGAGAGGCTTACGCCCAGGGGGTCAACCTCTGGGACTGGGTTCGCTCCGGCATGCCGATCGTGGCCGCGCCTTCTACAGCTGCGCCCGAAGTTGGGACCATGGGCCTTGCTCCTTTTGTTTGTCCCTCCGGGGGGCGGGGCGTTTCTGCGGTTGCTTCTGCGGTGGAATGCCCGCCGGTGCGGCCCTGGCCGGAAAATTTCGGGGACTGGATGCCGCCGGCGGTGATCGTGGAGCTGGCAAAGTTCTGGCGCGGCAAGCCAGTGGAGTTCCGCAAGGATGCTGATGGCGGGAGCGGCTGGCACTTTGATCCGGATTGGGCGGTGAAATACCCGCAGTCTGTTCATGATTTTTTGACCATGGGTGATTCGGCGGACGTGTGGCGCTGGCTGGATGAGCACGAAGCGGACGTGATCACTTCGAGAAACTTTCTTTTTATCTGGGGGTAAGTATGGGTGACCGCATTTGTATTGAACGAAAGTGTCTTAGCTGGACCGATTTTGATGAAAGAGATTCCACTAGGAATATAATATTTTCTATTTGCACTTCATGTCCTCATTGTGGAGATGGTGGCGCTTTCCGCATCAGTAATATCTCGGGGAAACATGTGTTAACTTGCACATCATGTTTCCGTGATTTTATTATACACGGAGAGATGATCTTTCAATACGACAAGTTTCCATCACTGGAAGATTACGTGGCTGACGCCACTATAGTCCCTCCTTTCTAACTCCGAGAGGTGAATATGGCGACGACGATTTATCTTGAAATTTCCGTGGGTGTTGATGTCTCCGCGGCTGCCCTTGAGCGGTGGGTGGCTTCGCAGTTGAATATGTTTGGCATCGTCCCAGATGCTACAATGTCGCCGGAACTGCTGGCCCTCGAAAAAGACATCGATGCTCTCGATGAATTCGGAGGGGCGATACTGGTCCAGCGTTTTGAGCCGATAATGGCGGAACTCTGCGCAACGGAGGTTCAGTCATGACAGAATCCTGGAGAAAGGTCCCAGAAAATCCCCATTACGAACTGTCCAAATCCGGCAGGCTGCGAGGACCTGGTGGGGCGTTGTGCATGCCGGACGTGAGCAACAGGCCTGTGGCGGCCGCGCGCTACGCCGTGCCCGTAGGCCCTGATCGCAGGCTCTACCTTCTTGTTAGGGACGGCATGAAAAAGATTTGGGGAATAGCGTTTGAGCCGACCGTGGATTGGGTGCGCGAAGTGCGCGCCGAAGCCATGGTCGGCATGGAAGCTCGCAAGGCCGCAAAGCGCGCGGCCAAAGCATCGGCCAATGCTTTGCACAAATCGGTCGGACGGCCAAAATGCAAGACTGGTCTCGCCTCCGTCGACATGTCCGCCCCGGAAGAGTGGGTCACGCTGTTGGATCACCCTAGGTATGCGTTGTCCAACCAGGGCCGTTTGCGCTCGGATTGTGGGCTGCTGAGTCCAAACATCAACGGATCCAGCGCAGCTACCTCAAAATATCAGCTCTGGGACCCTCGCACCAGAACGCAGACAAGCCTGACGATCCGCCTGGGGATGGCTGAAGTTTGGGGCATTGCTTTCGTGCCGACGGCTGCCTGGGTCAAACAGATCCGTGAAGAGGTGCTTGCCGAGATTGCGAGCAAGCGGGCCTCGAAAGCTGAAGCCAAGCCGTCACCAGAAGTGCAAGCCCACGAACAGGAAGCGGAAAAGCCAAAGTCGCGCTCCGACAGCGGATCTTCCAGGCCAGGTCGCGACACGATGAATTGCCCGTGGGCGACTCCGGGCATGCTGAACAAAGCGGACCTGCCGCCGGGGATTGAAACATGGGATTGCGCGGAAATGGATCCGATGACGCACAGGGGAGAGAATGGTGTGTGGGTGGATGTGCCGGTGCGAAGACGCACGAGGCGGGCGAAACAGCAAGAGCAGGTGGCAGCATGAACATGATGACAATGGCGATGATGGAAGAGGCGGCCCGCGAGTCCTGGGAAGAGCAACTCGCAGGAGGCCCGCGAAACGAAAAGCATGAGCGTATCCCCTTCCAGCTCTTTGAGTCTGGCTTCCGGGCCGGTACTGCATGGGCAGTACGTCAATCGAAAATCAAAGGAGCTTCCCCGGCAGTGGGGATCAAGTTCCGCTGCATATTCTGCGGCAAAGAATTCGACAACGTGGAGGCTTGCAATGTCTGCGAAGAAAGCCACTAAGATGCCTGGTGTCTATGCGAGCCTGTACCCGGGAGACTTCCAGCTGAGTTTCGACTGCGTTGGCGTTGAGGTCTGCAAGTTCGCGCTCTGCCCTTTGATGCCGCCGGACGGCTCCGAGGAGTGCACCTACGTGGAACGAGGATCCTGTCTTTGTCACGCCGCAAAATATGACGCCATCAAGGCTCTCGCCGGTCGGCTTAAAAACGAAATGAAGGATATGGACGCATGAACCTCCCCATCGACATCCCCACCGGCGGCCCGGGCATTATCGTCGACCTGTTTGCCGGTGGCGGCGGCGCATCCGAGGGCATCCGCATGGCCCTTGGCCGTGATCCGGACCTGGCGATCAATCACGATCCCGAGGCCGTGGCTATGCACCGCGAGAACCATCCCGGCTGCCGTCACCTGATCGAAGATATTTGGAGCGTGGACCCGAGCTGGGCGACGCAAGGCAAGCCCGTGGATCTGCTTTGGGCATCCCCGGACTGCACGCATCACAGCAAGGCCAAGGGCAGCGCCCCGAATCGTGACGACAAGCGCCGCTCTCTGGCGTGCGTAATCACGGACAAGTGGGTCCCTGCATGCTGGCCCGAGACGATCATCATGGAGAACGTCGAGGAGTTCACAAGCTGGGGCCCGCTGGACTGCGAGGGCCGCGTCATCCAGGCCGCCAAGGGAGACACGTTCCGCTGGTTCCTGCGCCGCCTGCGTCGCTACGGCTACCGCGTCGAGTACCGCGAGCTCCGGGCTTGCGACTATGGCGCGCCGACGATCCGCAAGCGGCTTTTCCTGATTGCCAAGCGAAACAAGGGCCGCATCGTTTGGCCGGAGCCGACGCACGGCCCGGGGCGCTTTGAGGTGTATCGGACTGCAGGCGACTGCATTGACTGGTCGCTTCCGTGCCCGTCCATATTTGACCGCAAGCGCCCGTTGGCCGACGCGACTCTGCGCCGGATCGCCAAGGGGATCATGCGGTATGTGGTCAACAATCCGCGGCCGTTCATCGTGACCTACTACGGCGACAAGGGCGGCGAGTTTCGGGGCTGCGATATTGACGGGTTGCTCGGGACACAGACGACTGAGAACCGGCACGCGCTGGTGTCCGTCTTTCTCGCCAAGCATTACGGCGGCGTAGTCGGGCACGGTGTCGAGCAACCCCTCGGGGCAGTCACGACGGTTGACCATCATTCCGTGGTCGCCGCCCACATGGTCCGCCAGTTCGGGAACAGTATCGCGGCCCCGGCCGACGCGCCCGTGGGCACGATCACTGCCGGAGGCGGCGGTAAAACGCTCCTGTCCGCTGCACACCTAGTCAAGCTGCGCGGCACATGTAGGGACGGACAACCCCTCGACGCCCCGGCTCCGACGATCACGGCCGGCGGCAACCATGTGGCCCTCGTCCACGCTTTTCTCGTCAAATATTACGGAGCCGACCAGGACCCGCGCCTGGAATCCCCCTCGCACACAATCACCACGCGGGACCGCTTCGGCTTAGTCACCGTCCACGTCGAGGGCGAACCCTACTACATCGCCGACATCGGACTGCGCATGCTCCAGCCCAGAGAGTTGTTTAGAGCGCAAGGCTTCCCGGACAGCTACGTGATCGAACACGCGGACGGCAGGCCCCTGACCAAGACGGCGCAAGTCAGGATGTGTGGAAATTCTGTCTGCCCGCCCATGGCTGCGGCGCTGGTCAAAGCAAACGTCAGCGCGGCCGTAGTCCGCCGCGCAGAGGGGTTTTAAGATGGGCGAGAACAAATGCCCAGTGTGTGGTGAAACACTCATAGAAGCAAATATTGGAGATGGGACTGTAGATACGTACTGTGATGAGTGCGGATACCCAGACGAAGAATTGCCGCTGGCCGGGGAGGGACAAAATGCTTGCTCTTAGTATCCGTCAACCGTGGGCCTCGCTAATAATGGGCTGCGGCAAGGACATAGAAAATAGGAACTGGAAAACGCCCGTGCGTGGGAGAATCTTGGTCCACGCGGCGAAGGGATGCACTAAACAAGAGTTTGAGGACGCGAGAGCGTTTGCCAGCATCGCGGCTGGGTTCAGCCTGCTTGTATCGCGTGAAGACTTGCCACGAGGCGGGATCATCGGGAGCGTTGAGATAGTGGACTGCGTATCCAAGAGCGATTCCCGTTGGTTCGTCGGTGAATACGGATTCGTCCTGCGCGATCCTAAACCGATAAAGATGATCCCGTATAAGGGACAGCTTGGGTTTTTTAATGTGCCAGAATCAGTTTTAAGGGCCGCGCTGGCTGTGGAGGAAGTGCAGCCATGACCACCCAGGACCTGATCAACACCCTTAAGCAGACATCATCTCCGATAAGCAGCAAGCTGGTCTCCAGGATTGTTGCCGAATTGGAGACCCTGCTGTCAGAAGTCCAGATGCGACGGGAAATAAGCTGCGAATACCAAGAGCTCGCGCTCGATTACCAGAAGCTGCTTGCGACAAGGAAAGAACAACTGCGCATGCAGGAGCGCGCGATCATGGGAGTACGGGAAGTTTGTGCCTTGCCCGCTGCGACCTTGGAAGAATTGCCGAGCCTGGTCGAAAACCTGCTCTCGGAGCTGGCCGACAGGCAGATCCGCGCGGACATTGAGCCAGATAAATTTGTGGGGAACCAGGGGAGTTGCCAATGATGAACGAGCTCCAGATTGAACAATGGCCGCTTGGCCGCATTAACCCTTACGAAAACAATCCCCGCAAGAATGACCATGCCGTCGCCCGCATGGTCGAAGTAATGCGGGAATTTGGTTTTCGCGTGCCAGTCCTCGCCAGAAGCGACGGGGAGCTGATCGACGGCCACCTCCGCTACAAGGCAGCCATGGTGATGGAGCTGCCGACGGTTCCTGTGATCGTGGCGGACGACATGAGTCCAGCCCAGGTCAGGGCATTCCGAATCATGATCAACAGATCCGCTACCTGGGCGGACTGGGACGAGGACGCCTTGCTGCGCGAATTGCGGGCTCTGCAGCTGTGCGAATTCGATCTGTCCTTGACCGGATTCGACACGGACGAGATCGACGACATGCTCATGAGCCTGGATGACGGGGGCAAGAACCCGGACGAAATTCCGCCAGTACCGGAATCGGCACGGACCAGGGATGGCGAAATATGGATCCTCGGGCGGCATAGGCTCATGTGCGGCGATTCGACCAGCGCGGCGGACATGCAGAGGCTCATGGATGGCGGCCTGGCAGACATGGTCTGGACCGATCCTCCCTACAACGTCGACTATCAGGGTTCGGCGGGCAAAATTCGCAACGACAAGATGACGCCTCAGAAGTTCGAGGAATTCATGCTGTCGGCCCATCGCGTCATGCACGAAACTTTACGGCCGGGCGGCGCCATCTACGTGGCCCATTCCGAAGCCGGTGACGGCATGGTCTTCCGCCGCGCGTTTATGGCCGCAGGGTTCAAGCTGGCAGCATGCCTGATCTGGCGAAAACAGAGCGCGGTCCTGAGCCGTGGCGACTATCACTTTCAGCACGAGCCGATCCTCTACGGGTGGAAGCGTGGCGCTGCCCATCGTTGGTACGGCAATAGGAAACAACGCACGATCTTTGAATCCAATATCCCGGAACTCCAGGAGGTGGAGAACGGGCTCTGGCAACTATGCCTTGATGGGAAGGTCTACCAGATCAGTGGAGAGGCAATCTGCATCGAGGAGCTCGCGACAAGCGTCATATTCGAGCCGAAGCCCATGAGGTCGGAGTTGCACCCCACGACAAAGCCGGTGGCGCTGGTGGAGCGAATGGTCGCTAACTCTAGCCCGCGTGGTGGATGTGTGCTTGATTCGTTCGGTGGATCAGGGACAACTCTTGTAGCGTGCGAGCGCATTGGCCGATCTGCCAGAATAATGGAAATCGACCCAAGGTTTGCGGATGTGATCATACGCAGATGGCAGGAATACACAGGCGGTATAGCTACGCGTCAATCCGACGGTGCAACATTCGAAGACATTTCAGCGGCATGAAAAGATGCGGGCGGTACTAGAGATACCGCCCGCAGTGGTGAGGTACAGGCTAGGCCGATACCAGACACGATTATTTGCCTAGCTCCACGGGTGGCGTGCGTCAAGAGACCCCCCCCCCATAAAAAAGCGATAAGCGCAAAGAGGTTTATGTATGGCTGATATTCAAGAGCTCGAATCCCTGCTGGAGCGCAGCAGCGGCACGGACGTGCCCGTATTACTGCGCGCCAAAGAGGAGGCGAAGCGGCTTGTTAAGGCGGACCCATCTGCCACCAACCTCTCGGCGCTGGATCGCGCATCCAGGATGCTGAAGGAAGCTATGGGTAATCAAAATAACAACCAGTTTACTGACATCAAGTCCGTCCTCTCCTACCTACAGGAGACGCGGCAAATCAAGCAGGCCAAGCTCTACAAGGACGTGCGGGCCGGGTTTCTTCGTCGGCAGAAGGACGGGACGTTTCGGCGCTCCGACGTGGACCGCTACGCCGCAAGCCTGAAGGCGGTTGCATTGCCCGAGCGACAGACTGACGACCTGTCCGCATTGGCCAAGCAGGAGCAGGAAGAGCGGGTGCTGAGCCTGCAGGAAAAGCGCAGGTCCATCGTCTTCGACCGCGAAGTCAAACAGGGCCGGTACGTTCTGCGTGACGAAATCGCCCTGGAGCTTGCGGGCCGCGCCATGGCCTTGTCGGTTGGACTGCGCAGCGCCCTGCAGGTTGCCGCCCCGGAACTGATCCAGGCCGCAGGCGGCGACAAGAACCGCGCGGATGATCTCATGCGCGAAATCGAGAAGCACCTGGACGAAGCCCTGAACGAGTTTTCCCGGCCTATAAACTTCACCATCGCCATCCCCGGGCACAAAGAACATGTCGAAGAATAGGCGCATATCCGCTCCGCTGCCTGCGTGGCTGCATCCTGAGACAGCCAGGCAGGTCCTGGCCCTGGGCAAGACTGCCTGGGAAGTCAGCATGGGCAAAGGCGAGCGCGCCGTATTCCGGCGGCGGCGACAAATGCGGGTCAGCGTGTGGGCGGAAGGACACCGCGTGGTGCACAACTCCTCGTTGCCAGGCAAGTGGAAGAATGCCGCCAATCCCTGCCTTGCCGGCATCATGGACGCGTCATTCCATCCGTCCGTGCAAACGGTTGTGATCATGAAAGCCCCGCAGGTCGGCGGCACAGAGGCTGTGCACAACTGTGTTGCCTACGCCATCGATCGCGCGCCGGGCCCGGCCCTGTATGTCTATCCGGACGAATTGACCGCTGGCGAAAACGCAACGGACCGCATCATCCCGATGCTTACGGCCAGCGCGAGGCTTTCCGAGTATTTGACCGGGGCGGCGGACGATCTGTCATCCAAGCGGATCAACCTGTGCCACATGTCGTTGCATATGGCATGGTCAGGATCACCCGCGCGCCTGGGCAACAAGCCGATTCGGTATCTGGTCCTCGACGAACTCGACAAATACCAGTCCAGCAAGCGCGAAGCGTCTTCCAAGGACCTGGCGCAAAAGCGCGTCGTGACCTGGAGACGCAAGGCCAGGATCTGGGAACTTTCCACTCCGACGCACAAGAATGTAGGCATCCACGCGGAATGGGACGCTGCTGAAGCGCGATACCGGTTTCATGTCGTGTGTCCACATTGCGGGGTTGAACTCCTGATGGAGTTTGCCCGCATCAAATGGTCGGCCGCCGTGACCGATCCGGTCAAGCTGGAATCAGGCGACCAGGCCTGGTACGAGTGCCAGCACTGCGATGCGCAGTGGTCCGACGCAGACCGGGACATGGCCCTGCGGCGCGGGGTTTGGCGCGAGGAGGACACGGGCATGGAACTGGAAGAGCACCTGCGCGCGGCTTCGCCCATGGTCATCGCCTTCCACATCCCGGCCTGGATATCTCCATTTTGCAGTCTTTCCAAAATTGCGGCCAAAGCGCTGGCCTATGCCCTGACAAAAGATGAGGCGATTTCCAAGGATCTACAAAACAACTTCAAGGCCGAGCCCTGGGAAGAGCGTCATTCGGTACGTGCCGAGGACACAATCTTGGCGCTCAAGGACGACCGGCCCAGAGGCCTCGTTCCAGGCGGCGGGCAGGTGGCTGCGCTGGTGGCCACGGTGGACACCCAGGATGACGGATTCGTTTACGAGATCCGCGCCCAGGGCTGGGGGATCGCGGAAGAAACGTGGTCCGTGCGCGAAGGGTTCCTCCCCGTTGACTGGGAGGTCAAGACCAGGCCGCAAGGAACAGAGTGCCCTTGGCGCTATCATCCGGCGTTCGACTCACTCAGGCGCGTGTTGTGGGAAGAGGCATACTCGGACGAGGCCGGGGTGATCTACCCGGTGCAACTGACGATCATCGACGCCATGGGTCACTACACGACGGAGGTCTACGACTTCTGCTCGGCCCACCGCGGACTCATCCTGCCCTACCAGGGCGTGCAACGCATGAACGTCAAGTATGCCTATACGCCGATCCTGCGCTACCCCGGCACGAACAAACCTTTTCCTGGAGGCCTCAAGCTTCTGCGCGGGCATACTACGTTCTGGAAGGACAAGCTGTCGACGCGCCTACGTGTGGCTCCGACCGACCCGGGAGCGTGGCATTACCACGGCGAAATTCCGGACGAATGGGCCAAGGGCATGTGCGCAGAATACAAGGACGAAAAGACAGGATACTGGATCTGCCCCAAGGGCAAGGCAAACCATGCGTGGGACGTGGCACACTACTCGCTGATCGCGGCCGACATCCTCGGCATCAAGATGTGGGACAATGAGCCAGCCCCGGCCCCAGCCCCTCCACAGTCGCAGTCCGTCAACCCGTACACAGGAGGAAGGCAGATGTTTGGGAGAAGTGCATGAACGCAGCGACGAAACGATTTGTCCTGATTGTGGAGATGGCGCGGACGGGGGTTATCTACGATCGCCGAGACGGCGCGGTCTGCCCTGGTTGCGGCGCCACAAGACTGCGGGCGTACAAGGTCATGCCAGAGGACGGGGGGCTCAGGGTCCGCTACCACAAATGCTCGAACCCTGAATGCATCCTGTGCGCCATCGGCGAAGGGATAAAGAGCCTGCAGGAAGACTGAGTCGCGGGCAGCGTGCCCGCTTTTTTTGTTCAAAGTGCGTTAAAATTTACGCAAAATATGGGTTAAAAAATGAAAAATAAAAAACAGAATCCAGAGCTGCGAATCAGCGTCAAGGCTGCCGATGGCCAGGCTGTGAAGCTGCGGCTCTATGACGCCACGCATTTCGGCGGGCCTATCGGCCTTTACCGGGTCAAGATCGGCAGGGAGTGGATGCGGACAGGACCCGAGAAATATTTATTTTTGACGCCGCCCGCAGCGCTGGAGCTTGCGGCCAGATCCGCAGGTCTGGCGATGCAGGATCAAGCAGCCCCGCATGTCTGCCACCATGACCGGGTCCGTGTCCCGGTTCGGGATGAAGAGACGGGCCGCGAGTGGGCCGAGAAGGGCTTTGCTTCAAGCCCGCCCTTCCAGGGCGTGGACGGCCAGTGGAGGATCTTCGTGCTCGTGTCTGGAGGTGTGCGAGAAATGCTATGCAAGGTGGTCGATAAAATCTGATGCTCCATAGCGTAAAGGTTGACACTGTGTAAAAATATGCTTTAAAGAATACATCCATTCGTCGCGAGGCGAATAATAGGGGTTGCCATCTCACAACGAAGAGATTGGCTCTGAGGCGTAACGGGATGGCCCCCGGAAGTCTCAGGGCCATTTTTATTTGGAGGGTCTATGCCGAAAGAAGCTATCAAGCGCGGTACGATTTTGAAGGCGCTGAACAAGCAGGACGCCGAGCGTATGACCAAACGAACACAGTTCGTTCCTTGCTTTGAACTGCCGCAATTTGTTTACGACAAGGATAGGGTTCATAAAGCTTTCGCCACGCAGCTTTCAAAATGCCATGAGTGAACGTAAATTTGCCCAGCTTTATCAGCAAATTGTCAATGAGCCCGACGACATCGTCGGGCTCATTGCGTATGGGGTCTACAAGCAGAAGAAAGTAGAGCACATCAAAAAATTTTGCGAAGAACGCGGGTATGGCCCAGGCGACGAAGACCTTGAACCTTTTCACAGTGCATGCCTTGTTCACGTTGACAGTTACAGACTTGCTGCAGAACAAATCCTGCAAGACGCCATCCAATCCATCACTGAAGAGTATGTCTCCGAAGTTGACCACACATACCACAAGAAATTATTGGTAAAATTGAGCAATTCTTTTTTTTCTAATGTTCTTGCGGGCATTGTTTCTGCAATTCTCGCTGCTGGGCTGATAGGCCTGATTGTCGTTGGGCTTACGGGCTTCAGTGTTGAATACAAAATCAAAGGACCTGTTCTCGGTACGAACGGGACGCAACCGGCAATAATCCAAGTTGTTCCAGCCAATCCTGGACCTTAACAACAGCATTTTGTTTTTGTCATATTAAAAAAAACCTTCCAGCCCGCTCCATGCGGGCTTTTTTTTGTCATACTGTCATACAGCTTAGAAGATACTTCCTCTGATCAAATTTTTCATGTAACAGTTGTTGATCCAGCAACTGCAACCGTCCGGAGGACGCCATGAGCTATCTGGTTTTTTGTACGTTTGACCTCAAGAACGCAAGCTCACAGGACTATCAAAATGCCTATGCTGATCTTGCAAAAGTCGGTCTACACAAAGTCGTAAAGGCCGATAACGGGAATGATATTGTTGTTCCCACAACCGCAGTAATGGGGATGATGAACGGGACAAGCGCATCGCAAGTCTCGACTGATGTGCGGTCAAGAATTCAGGCGATGTTCAACGCTAGAAGGTTTAAGTCGGAAATATTCGTTGTTGTCGGCGGCGATTGGGCCTGGACTGCAGGAGTGACCCCGTAGTGATTTGAAATTTTCGCCCGTGAATCCTCGCCAGCCCGCTCCACGCGGGCTTTTTCGTTTTTATTGAACTGGTAATTTACCAGCAAGCCTATTTTTCTTTTGCCCTGACGCCGTCCCTGCGTGATTTGTTGGCCTACTTCTCGTGGGCATCAACAAGGAATGGGCATGGCAACTCTTGAATCTCTCCAGGCGACACTGGCCAAATACGAGGCCGAGCGGGATCGGATCCTGACTTCCGGGTCGAGCTATGGCGCGGACGGCACGACCAGGTCATCCGCAGCGCTGGAGACCATCGCCCGTGAAATCGAAAAACTCGAACACCGCATCGCCATGATGACGCCTGGCGGCGGCTACCACACATCCGCAGTCTTCAGGGGTCGGGGATGAAGCGCCACGACCTCTGGACACGCATCATGGCCCGGACCATCGGGACCATCGCACCCAAGACTGCCATGCGTTTTGCCGCATCCCGCGTTGCTCTCGCCTCGTACATCGGGGCCGGAGGGTCCGATCACAACGCGCACTGGCGCCCTTCCCGCAAGTCTGCCGACGCCATCCTGCGCACCGACGCCGCTTCCCTCGTGGCCAGAGCGAGGTCCCTTGAACGTAACAACGTGCTCGTGGCGGGAGCGCTGGACAAGATCGGCAACAACGTTGTGCACACCGGCATCCGCCCGCAGTTCGTCAACGCCCGCACCAAGGCTCCGCTCGATAACGAGGAGGCAGCTTTTAACGCATGGGCCAGGCTCAATCACTTTTATCTTATCCTGCAGCGCCTGGCGCTCCGGCATTTTTGGGTTGACGGCGAAGTGTTCGGCAACCTCTGGGTTGACCCACGTCGCCTTCCCCGCGTCAACCCCTTGCGCGTGGAGATGCTGGAGCAGGATTTGATCGACTCCAGCAAGGACGGCGTTTTGGAGAACGGCCACACCGTGCGGCGCGGCGTAGAACTCGACAAATTTGGCGACCCAGTCGCCTACTGGGTCCTGACTGCCCACCCCGGCGATTACCTCTATGGCGTCGGCGTTGAATCCCTGCGTATTGAGGCCGCGCGCATCGTGCACATGTGGCTCCCGCTGCGGGCGTCCCAGACTCGCGGCGTCTCGCGTCTTGCCCCTCTGGTCGAGGAAATCAAAGACTTGTCCGAGTATAAGACAAATGAACGCGTAGCCGCCCGTCTCGCCTCCGCCTTTGGAATATTCATCAAGTCAGCGTTCCCTGAGATGGGGGCTTCCCAATTTCAGCCGGGTACAATTTCCGCCCCTGTCTCCGAATACCTTGACCCGGGTCGCATCCAGACACTGCCCCCAGGGACAGAGGTCCAGGTCGCCCAAGCTTCCCGCCCGTCCAGTCCCTACGAAGGCTACGTCAAGAGCAGCAACAAGGACGCCAGCGTCGGCTTTGGCCTGCGCTACGGGAACTATTCCCACGACTACACCGAGTCGTCCTTTTCTTCCGAGCGCAGCGCGTCCTTGGACGAACGGCGCGGGTGGAAAGGCCAGCAGGACTTCCTCGTTGAAAGCTGGTGCGATCCGATCTGCCGCCGCTGGCTGGAGATCGAGTGGGCTACTGGCCGCATGAGCATGAACCCTGATGACGTGGAGGTCTCGTGGCAGACCCCTGGCTGGCCCTGGGTTGACCCGACCAAGGATGCCACCGCCGCAGAGAAAAAACTTTCCATGCGCGTGACTACACGCCGCGCGATCTGTGCGGAAATGGGGACCGACTTTGACGAGGTGATCCAGCAGTTGGCGCGCGAAGAAGCGGCCATAGCCAAGGCCCTGCCGCAAGAGAAAAAAGGAGAAGGCAATGTCCAAGAAAAATAAGAAAAATCTCGGCGAATCCAAGCAGGACTTCCTGAAGCGCTGCGCCGCCGAAGCTGCGGAAGGCGGCGCGAACGAGGCCCAGGCCATGGCCGGGTGCACTGCCTCTTGGAACCAGCAGCAGTTGTCCGCGTTCGTTGACGAGGGCGTGCTGACCCTGTCGGCTCCTGTCGAGCTGGCAGCCCTTGCGGAAGAAGAGTCCGCGCCGCGCCGATTTTCGATCCTGGCCTACACCGGCAAGATCATCGACTGGGGCTACTGGGGCCGGTTCATCATCGACTTGTCCGGGATGAAGCTGGCCAAGGCCAAAGTTCCCGCCCTGCTCAACCACAACCGTGCCCAGATCGTCGGCACCATCGATCAGGGGTCCGGCGACGATAACGGTTTTTATGTGGCCGGTGCGTTTTCCAAGATCACCGATGCGGCCAAAGAGGTCCTTGGCCTGGCTGACGAGTCATTCCCTTGGCAGGCGTCCATCGGCGTGCAGGCCAAGAAGATCGTGCAGCTCGCCAAGGACGCGACCATGCAGGTCAACGGCCAGACCGTGACCGGCCCTTGTGATGTCTGGACCGAGTCCAGTGTTTTCGAAACCAGCTTCTGCCCGTTCGGGGCAGATGACGATACCGCGGCCGTATCCATGGCTGCGGATAACCCTGCCCCGAAAGGGCCTACGGAGGTTCGTATGAACGCAAAATTGAGAAAGCTCCTGGAGAAGCTGGGACTCGACCCGGCAGCCACGGAGCAGGAAGCGGCCGTCTTCATGGCTGGCCTGGACCCTGATGTCATCGCCAAGGAATTGGCCGCGCCCGCGTCTGCTCCCAATGCTCCGCAATCCAAGGCCGAGCTTTCCGGTCAGGACGTCCTGGTCCTGATGGATCGCGGCAAGCGCCTGGGCGTGGACGAGGAAAAGCTGAAAGCCCTGGCCAGCGAGTGTGCCACACTTGAGGCTGCCACCATGAAGATGGTGGATCTGGTGTCCCTCACCAACCAGCCCCTTGGCGGCGGACGCCTCGAATCCGGCAAGACCGAGCTGGAAAAGTTCACCGCTGCCGCCGGCGACGCGCTGGCCATGCGCTGCAACCTGAGCATGGAAAAGCCCGCCCCCGGCGCCATGGAACTGCGCGGCCACACCCTGCGCGAACTCGCCAAGGAGCACCTGGAGCGCTGCGGCGTGTCCGTGCGCGGGCTGGACAACCAGACCCTGGCAGGCGTGGCCCTGGGCATCGTGCGCATGAGTGGGATGCACACCACCAGCGACTTTGCAAACATCCTGGCCAACACCGCAGAGAAGATCCTGCAGAAGGCCTACGAGACCGCGCCGAGCACCTGGCAGGCGTGGTGCGCCACGGCCAGCGGCAACGACTTCAAGAGCGTTGACCGTCCGCAGCTCTCCGAGGCTCCGAGCCTTGAGCTCATCAACGAGCACGGCGAGTACACCTACGGCGGGTTCTCCGACTTCAAGGAAGCGAACCAGATCCGCACCTATGGCCGCAAGTTCGCCATCACCCGCCAGGCCCTAATCAACGATGACCTGGGCGCCCTGCAGCGCATCCCGCGCGCCTTCGGCGGCGCTGCCTCCCGTCGCATCAACGACCTGGTCTACGCCATCCTGACCAGCAACCAGGTCATGGCCTACGACAGCACGGCCCTGTTCCACACCGACCACGGCAACCTGGCAGGAACCCCCGGCGCGTTGGCTTCCGGCACCCTGGGCACGGCCCGCACGGCCATGCGTAAGCAGACCGGCCCCAACGGCGCGACCCTCAACATCGCGCCCAGGTTCCTGCTTGTACCCGCCGCCTTGGAAATGACCGCCGACGTGCTCCTGCGCTCCGTGGCCAGCACCGATAGCGAAAAGAACTCCGGCGTGGTCAACCCCTGGCAGAACGCCCTTGTCCCGGTCGTCGAGGCCCGCCTTGATGCGACCTCGGCGACGGCCTACTTCCTGGCCGCCGACTCCTCGGTCATCGACACTGTCGAGGTCATGTTCCTGGACGGTAATCAGGCCCCGGTAATCGAAGAGATGGAGCAATCCAACATCGACGGGCGCGAGTTCAAGGTCCGCATCGATGTCGGCGTGCGCGCCCTGGATCATCGCGGGCTCTACAAGAACGCCGGCAGCTAAGAACCCATAACGACGGGGCGACTCTCCGCCCCGGATGAGGATAACAGTCATGGCTAAAAATTACATTCAGGAAGGGAAGGTCATTCCCTTCACGGCCTCCGGAGCAAAGACTTCCGGTCAGGTCGTTGTGGTCGGGTCCATCGTCGGTGTCGCAGCCGGCGACGTGGCCAACGGCGCGGCAGGCGAACTGATCGTCAAGGGCGTGGTCGAAATCCCGGCCGCAACCGCAGAAATCACCGTTGGCGCTGCAGTCTACTGGGACGCAGACGGCGACCCCGTGGGCGGAACCGCCGGGTCCGGAGCGGCCACCGCGACAGCAACCGACAACACGCTGATCGGCTACTCTATCGCCGCCAAAGCTGCTGCTGGCGCAAAAATCAAGGTGTTGCTCAAATAGCCCCAACCCCCTTGACATAGGCCCGGAGCGTTCTCCTTCGCTCCGGGCCCCCCTTGAAGGACGGCCATGGCGGATTACGCGGATATAGCTGCGGCACGAGAGGCTGAGATCAGAGCGGACGCACGGGCTGCGCGCAAATCATCGCCCGTCACAACGGCATCCGCAACGGAATGCGAAGAGTGCGGTGACCCAATACCAGAACGCCGTCGGCAGGCTGTGCCAGGATGCACCAGGTGCGTTGCCTGTCAGGACGAAAAAGAAAGGATCCATTGTGGCTAGGATCAAGACATACATCGCAGGGCCCATGACCGGGATCGTGAAGCTGAACAGACCGGCGTTTCGCGCGATGGCGATACAACTCAAGCAGAACCTTGGGCGCGTCGTGCTCAACCCAGCCACCCTGCCGTGCGGTCTGACCCAGGCTGAATACATGGACATCTGCCTGGCAATGATCCGCAGCGCGGATACCGTCTTTCTGCTGCAGGGATGGGAACAGAGCGAGGGGGCCGTGGCCGAATATCACTACGCCAAAAAGATCGGAAAGATCATCGAATACCAGGGAGCACAGGCATGAGTGATGCGGATTGGATCAAGTTTTTGCTCGGGCTAATCATCACCCTGCTCTGCTCCTGGGCGTCATACGCTGCCGGAGCTCGCGGCAAGATGTCTGTGTCCGAGTGCAAAAAATGCCAAGGCGCGTGCCAGGAAAAGATCATCGCGCGCATTGAGGCAGAGGCAACCAAACGCATCGAGTTGGCCCTGAGCCATGACAAGCTCGCATCCGACCTCGCACAGAAAAACAACATCCTCTTCCGTATGGTTCGCGCCCTGATCATCCACAACAAGGACATGACCGACGAAGAAAAGGAAGCAACTCTTAACGACAGGGGTTCGAAATGAAACTGAATCTGCAGGTCCGGATGTTCTGGTGCGCACTTTTCGCGCTGGTCTTGCTTGCCCTTGTCTGGGTGCTGTCCCCGCAGCAGGGGCCGGTCATTGCCTACAAGCTCGCGCTGGTAATGCTGGCAGCTTTCACCGGCTACTGGGTCCACCGCTGGACTTTCCCCTACGCCAGGCCGGACCGCTTTTTGACCCGCGACGGCACGGTCATGGTCAACCACAAGCGGGTCTTTGCCGCCGCGCTTATCTGCCGCGCCATCGTTGTTGGGTGCGCCATGCTCGCCGTGGGGATGGGCTTATGAATTGGCGGCTGATCCTCTGCCTGACGATCTGTCTGATCTTTTGGACGGCGCTCTACCGCGTGGCCCTGGCCGCTCCGGCCATCCCGCAGCAGGCGCACAAATACCGCGCCCTGCTGACGCGCGAAGCCCGGGCACAGTGGGGCATGGAAGCGCCGGTTGCCACCTTCGCCGCGCAGATCCACCAGGAAAGCGCATGGCGAGACGACGCGGTGTCCAAGGCTGGGGCCCAGGGCCTCGCGCAATTCATGCCCGCCACGGCCACATGGCTGCCACAGATCGCGCCGGAGACCGGAGAGCCCCTGCCGTTTTCGCCAAGCTGGGCCATTCGCGCCATGGTCACCTATGACCAATGGCTGTACCGCCGCGTCGGAGCGTGGACAGACTGTGACCGCTGGGCGTTTACGCTTTCGGCATACAACGGCGGCCTCGGCTGGGTGCAGCGGGACAAGGCCGTGACGCGGGCCAAGGGCATGGATCCGAACACGTACACGCATGTGGCCATGCACAACGCTGGCCGCAGTGCTGCAAATTTTCGCGAAAATCGAGGGTACCCCGCCCGCATTCTTGGACCGCTCACAAACTTATACAGGGCGGCAGGTTGGGGAAAGGGGGCCTGTGATGATTAAGGCCCTGATGTCTCTACTCACCGGCCAGCGGAGCTGGATTCCGCTGGCCGTCATGACCGCCCTGCTTCTGGCTGCTTGCGCCTGGATCCATGTGCAGGGCCTGCGCCTCGATGCCACCCGGGCCGACGCGGCCCGGCAGGTCCAGGCCGCCCAGGCCGCGCACGACGCGACCAGGTGGGAGCTGACCCAAGCCCGGGCGGACATCATCCGCCTGCAGGCCACACTCGATGCCGCGCGCAATTCAACGGACGCCGTGCAGGACAGCCTGCGCGACGCCCTGGCCCGTGAAGCCGAAGCGATCAGCACCGCCGTGGCTCGCAAGCAGATCCTGGATCAGATGCGCACGCGGACCAGAACCGAGCCGGAAACCCTGGAGGTTGTCGACGATGCGACACGCGCTGCTGTTGCTGCTCGCCTTAACCGGCCTCTGTAGCTGCGGTCCAAAACAGGCCCCGGTGATCGTGACCGTGCCAGTGGCCCTGTGCCCGGCACCGTCCGCGCCGGCCATGCCTGAGATCAACGCCACCCTGCCCCTGGACAGCCCTGAAAATGTCGAGGCCCTCATGATCCGGGACGACATGCTTCGGACGTACGTGCGGGGCCTGCGGTCATCCCTTGACTGCTACCAGGCGCAGGCGGGCCAAGAATAATGGGTGCCACTCTGCACTGGACCTCCGCTCAGATCCGTCTCGGCTCCGAGCACCACGTATACGGAGATCCGTACCAAGCCATCATCACAGTGCAAAGGATCGGCGACACAGCACACCTGTCCGGTGGCTGCGGAGTTATGCCGCGCAAGGGCCAGCGAGACGTTTTGCGCCTGCTCAAAGATGCAGGAATCAAGCGTCTGGTGTGGGAGAGGATCAAGGATGGCCAGCGCAAGCCCGTGGAAGTTTCGCTGACGCGAGCCAGCAGGAGATAAATGAGATGGCGATACCCGACGACGTGAGAAACATGCTGATCCAACTGGGCCAACCGGTAACGTGGACCACGGCCGCAGGAGTTGCAAAGCCAGAGGTGCCCGCCCTCATCACCGACCAGCCCGAGGGTAAGACCGACGTGTCGGGCCGCAATCAGCGGGTTGCGCAGATCCGTGTCAGCAAGGCCGACGTAACTGCGATCACATACCGCGACACGTTCACCGAGGCCGACGGCACGGTATGGAAAGTTATTGATGTCAACCGCCTGGTCAATGATCGCAGCGCAGGGACGTGGCGAGTGATGGTTGAAACTGGCGTGCGGGGTGCGTTCTGATGGCCGACATGATCACAACAAGCGCGGGACGCCGCTACCCGTTCCTGGACGGCGGGCCACAAGGCCAGGTCGTCAGTATGTCTGTCGATGATGGCGGCGGTAGATATCTGCGCAGATTAGCTACGCAATTCCCGCGTGAGTTTGCCAAGGCAATCAAGTCAGCTGGCTGGGCCCTGCGCAAAGATCTGCAAGATGACATCTACAAGGGAGGCCCTAGCGAGGCCAGATGGTCCCCGCTCTCGGACCCTCATGCCGGTCGCGTCTTCGACGACGCAAAGGGTATCCAGCGCGTCCCCCGCACGCACCCCATGGGCCAGCTCGTGCGCACCATTGGTTACCGCTACGACGCCGCGTCTCAGTCTGTGCGCGTTGGATGGCTCTCACACAGCGCGGCAAAACGAGGCGCGGCACTGCAACAGGGGTTCCGGACCAGGGTCACCAAGAAGATGCGTCGCTTTTTCTGGGCCATAGGTGTGCCACTGGCCAAGGGCACGACGATGATAGAGACGCCCGGGCGCGACCTTTTCGACACGGTCATGCGTCACCGGGAGCGCGCAATCCACCAGTACGTCGAGCGCAAGGTGCACGATCATGTGCGCAAATCCGCAGGGAGGTTTGCATGGGCGGCATAAGCCTCATGGACATCGTCGACAAAATTTCCGCAGTGCTCGCTGCTGACGCGGAGCTTGCGGAGTGGGCCGACGAAAATTTCGACAAGACGGTGACGATCCTTGTCGGGCTGGACGAACGCAACAGGCCTGGGCCTGCTTCGTGTCCACTGATTTTGATCAGGCCGGACGGACAAGGCCTGGGACAGAGCTCAGGGCAAATAGAACATCGCGTCCAAATCGACTGGGCTGTGCATGACGCTACCGTGACCACTGCAGGTGGCATCACGGAATACACGGGTGTGCGCAGAGTCGACGAGATGGGCCGACTGATCTGGAGCGCACTGTGCGCAGGAATTTCCGGCCATGTGGCTATGGATCAAGCCGAGTACGTATTGGAGACCGTCGAGCGGTTTCCGCTGCTCCTGGGCGGAATGGACATCACAATCAACGTGCCCCAGCTCATCGGGGCGGTAATAACCCTCTAGGAGGTGCCCCATGGCACAAGCACGCGGCTACAAAGGACAGGTGGTTATCGATTTCGAAACCGCCTTCGGTGTCGATCCGGCGTCCGTCAACGGGCGAGGCATGCCGATCAACTCGTGGGACGTCAAAGCGTCCAGAAACCTCAACACGGCCCAGACCCTCACGGGCACGCGCAACCCCGTCCAGCCGTTCCAGGGCAATGTCAGTGTAGCAGGACAGGCAGTTGTCCCCCTGGACCTCATTGCCTTTGGCTGGTGGCTCCGGGGCATGTTCGGCGCGCCTGTGACCACTGGGACTGGCCCGTACACTCACGTCTTCAAAATCGGCGACACGCAGCCGAGCATGGTCGTCGAAAAGAAGTTCGATTTCGCCACCTCGCAATCCTACGTGAAGCAGAACGGCATCAAGATTTCGTCGCTGGGCCTCAACTTCGGCGGCGATGGCGAACTGGTCGCAAACCTCGGCATCGTGGGAGCCAAAGAGGCCGCGCCTTCGGCCAGCCCTTATGACGCAACTGTCACTGCCGTCAGCCTGAACCGAGTCAACAACTTCCAGGCCGCGATCCTCGAAGGGGGCGCAAGCATCGCGACCGTCACCGATCTGGCCATGAATCTGGAGTTCGGACTCGATACCGGAAACTACGTCATCGGCGGCGGCGGGCAACTGGGGGACATCCCCGAAGGCATCATCGGCGTGTCGGGAACCCTGACCGCACTCTACACGGACAACACCTTGCTAGCCAAGGCGGCTGCGGTGACCGAATCGAGCCTGGCAATCACGCTGACCAGCGGTGCGCACAGCCTCAAGTTTGAGATCCCCGAACTGTTCTACCAGTGGAACACTCCGGGCATCACCGGCCCCCAGGGCGTGCGTCAGGAACTGCCCTTCCAGGGCTTCCTCGACAACGCCGCCGGTGCCTCCGCCTTTATCGTCACACTGGTCAACGCTGTCGAAAGCTACGCATAACCATCACCCTCGGGCGGTGGCGGACGCGGGGGCGGTAGTCGCTCCCCGTCCCATCGTCCGGATCAAGAGGAGCGACACATGGGTTTTGAAATTGAACTGCCGGAATCCAAAAAAATCTTCGAAGTTCGTTCGATGACCAGGACACAGGTCAGGGAGAACGAGGCCATGGTCAGGGGGCTGATCACAGGCTCTCTGGCTGCGACAGCCTATCAGGACCAGATACTGGGCATGGTCTACCCGGATCTGGACATGCAGGAGCTCGAAGCCTGGCCGGGATCGGACGTTGCACACCTGGTGCGCGTGACCGTGGATTACTCCATCGGTGGACCGAGCGCCGTAAAAAACTGGTCGAGGTCTGGCAGTGGCACGGCGACGGACTGAAGTATTGCCAGACCTGCACGAAAGCGGCTGCGCAATCCGGCGTCGTGCTGGACTGCGCAGCATGCCCTTCCCGGTGCCCGGAACTCTTGCCGGACAATGTGCCGGCGTGGGCATTGTGGGCTGCGAGCCAGACCCAGTGGCGCGTTGGCGTAGGCGGGCCGATTGGGCTGGACTACCCGGCCGTGTGGCTGGTGGCCGAGTCGCTCGGCATTGAGATGCACGCGGCTAATCTTAGCCGCATCAGGGCGCTGGAACGCGAAGCACTCAACCATATGCGAGAAAGCACGTGAGTACTGCTACGACCCAGATCATCATCAGCGGCAAGGACAACCTTTCGAGTGTTGTCGCTGATGCCGGGCGGCGAATGGGCACTGAGCTGCAGGCGATGCAGCGCAATGTCCTGAGCCTCCAGAATGCGTTTGTAGGACTGGCCGGGGCGGTCGCCTTAAACCAGATCCGCCAAACGTTCACAGAGTACGACACGGCCCTGCGCGATATGGGCAAGGTCACCGACGAATCCATGGACGCAATCGCGGCAAAGATTCGCGAGGTGCCAGCGGAGTTGGGCACGTCGGCGGAACTGATCCGGGGCTACTACCAGGTGATCTCTGCCGGCGTGACGGATCCGGTCAAGGCCATGGAAACGCTGGTCAGCAGCTCTGAGGCTGCGAAGGCCGCCCATGTCCAGCAGGCCGAAGTCATCAAGGGTATCACCAAGGTCATGGCCGGGTACGCCGGAGACGTGAAGTCAGCAGCCGAGGCCGCAGACCTCCTCTTTACCATTGAGAAGCAGGGCCAGACGTCGTTTGCCGAACTCATCCCCGTCATTGGCGACGTGTCGGCCATCTCCAAGCAGCTGTCCGTGGACCAAAAAGAAATGGGCGCCGCTTTGGCCGCCGTCACCCAGACGGCAGGCAGCACCAGCCAGGCTGCAACTCAGTATCGCATGATGCTGGTCAACCTCATGAAACCGACCAAGGACATGCAGGCCGCCCTGGATTCCATGGGTGTCAGCTCCGGCAAAGCGGCCATCGAACAATTCGGGCTGACCGGGACGCTGCAACGGCTCCAGCTTTATGCCGAGCGGTCCGGCAAGTCCGTGGCCAAGCTCTTCGAGAGTTCCGAGTCCTTGCTGGCTGTGGCCGCACTCTCGCGTGGCGAGTTCGCGCAGTACAACGCCAACCTGCAGGCCATGGAGGGCCGGGCTGGATCTGCGGCCAAGGCCTTCGACGAATGGCAAAAGTCCTCCCAGGCGGTTGACGATTTGCTCCGGAACACCCTGACAAACACGCTGGTCAAGATCGGCGAAAAAGTCATGCCGACGGTCAATGCAGGCGTGCGGGAATTTGCCGACTTTGTCGCGGCCCATGACGATGAAATCGCCGGGACTTTTGGCAGGCTGGCCGAGTACGGCGAGACCATAGGCTCCGCCGTGGTTCCGGCGCTCAAGGATGTGGGATCGATCCTGCAGACCGGAGTTTTGCCTCCGCTTGTTGCCATACTGGAGACAGCCAACGCGACCATGAAGCTGGTCCCTGGTGACTATCAGTCTTCAGTCGGGGCTGGTATTATTGGATACGCGCTGCTCGGACCCAAGGGGGCAGTCATCGCCGCGTCCATTGCGGCAATCGACGCGTCCATGAATCGCCTGACCCAAACAACCTGGGAGCTCATGGGTGGGACGGGCAACTACGCAGCCGTGCACGACCAGCTCCGGGAAAAGGGCAAACAGGCGTTCTACGAGATCCTGACAGGCCAGCTTGGCGCAACAAAAGGCATGCACACATACCGGGCATCCGTGCAGAATGTGACCCGCATGGCTGTGACCGGAGCCAAGGAACAGGCCGCTGCTGTTGCTGACACGACGGGAGTGGTCATTGCCGGAGCAGAGGAGCAAAGCAAAGCTGCAGCAACCGCACTAGCGAGTATGCAAGATGAAATCGCCAAGCTGACCATGTCGGCCGCCGATTTTGAACATTACAAGATAGACCAGGAGTTCGCCAAGATCGCGGCGGAGATCGGCGCGGCGCACCCCCTGCTGCAGAAGTGGGTCGCCCTACGTCGTGAAGAGGCGGAGCTCATTCGGGGCAAGTCTGTCGGGGAAGAACTGACTGACTTTTTCGAACCTATTGACAAGCAGTACGCCGCGACCGTGGCCAGCGCAGAGAGGGCCAAGGAGGAAAACGAACGAATCCTGCTTGATTTTGCCGACAGACACAGGGAGGCGGTGCTTGGCGAGACGGAGTTCAAAAAAGAACAGCTCGACAAACAGGCGCAAATCTTTCGCAAGGCCGGGGCTGATGAGATCGCTGTAGCGCAATGGGTGGCCCAGGAAAAAATGGCGGTCTCTCGCGACTGGCAAGACGGGGCTAAGCGTGCCCTGCTCGCCTACGCAGACGAGGGTTCAAACGCGGCAATGGCGGTCGAATCGGTCATGACAACCGCCTTTCAGGGCATGGAAGACGTGATTGTCGAGTTCGTGAAAACGGGAAAGTTCGAGTTTGCCGAGCTTGTGACCAGCATCAACGCTGAAATTGCCCGCCTGGCATTCAAGGACATGGCCGGGCAAATGTACAGTTTTCTCGGCGACGCCATGGGCGGCGGGAAAGGTTCGTCCGGCGGTTCCAACTGGCTCGGATCGGTGCTCAATATGGGCATGTCTGCCCTGGGCTCATACTTCGGCGGCGGAGCTTCAGTTGCAGCAGGATCTGCAGGTGGCGGCTTCAACTACGCCGGAGAAATGTCTTCGTTTTTCTCTCGTAACGCCAAGGGCGGGGTCTACTCTTCGCCGTCTCTCTCTGCTTATTCAAACGGGGTTTATGACACACCGCAGGTATTTGCCTTTGCGAAGGGCGGTATTTTTGCGGAGGCTGGCCCCGAGGCCATTATGCCCTTGGCTCGCGGGGCAGATGGATCACTTGGGGTCAAAGCAAGAGGAGCTGACGATGAAATGAAGGGCCTCCTCCGTGAACTTGTAGCTGCGACCAGGTCGCAAAAGGGAACCAAGGTCGTCACGGCAATCGGCAAAGGAGCCATAGCCAACGAGCTCACCGGGTCTGAAGGCGAACAAGTTATTTTTCACCACATCCGCAGGAACCCGGCGGCTGTCCGTCGCATGCTGGGGCTGTGATGAGCTACCTTGTCTGGCCCTGGAGGCCGCAACGCGGGATGACCGAAAGCATGGAGTGGCTGACGGACATCATCGAGGCCCACGACGGTACCGAGCAGCGCATTCAGGTCCGGCAAGCCCCGCGCCAGTCGTTTGATGCCTCGGTCATGCTCGACAACCCCGGCGAACTCTCGAAACTCCGTGTGGCCATCGCCGCGTGGCAGCATCGTCTTTGGGGTTGGCCGTGCTGGCATGAGGCCGTCAAACTCGGAGCAAGCCTGCCTTCGGGCTCTGGCTCCATCGCCGTTGACACGACAACAGCGGACTTTCGGCCCGGGGGGCTGGCGATCATTCATCAGGGGCCGGCCCTGTATGAGGTTTTGACGGTCAGCACGGCGGACGCCGGATCTCTGACCCTGGCCGCGCCCACGACGCTGACGCATCCGGCAACCGCGGCGATCATGCCCCTGCGCATGGCGAGGATGGCCGGGCAGGCAAAACGCGACGATCACGCCACGGAGTTGGCGCAATACTCGGTCACGATGCAGGTCACGGACAACACGTCCCTGGCGACCGAGGCGGCGGCCACGCAGCATCTCGGCTATGACGTCCTATCTGACCCCCTCCTGCTGCCCGGAGAGACGATGCCGCGCCAGTTCGAGCGTCCCATGGACGCGCTTGATCCTGGCCCCGGTGCATGGGCAACCTTTGCGCGGACAGACTACCCGCTCATCTCCACGGACCACAAGTGGATGCTCCGCAACCCTGCGCAGTCCTGGGCATTCCGCCGCTGGCTGCACCGCAGGGCCGGAATGCTGAACCCTGTGTGGATACCGTCGCGCACCCATGATCTGGCCCTAGCCGTTCAGCCGACCGCAGCGGCAACCACGCTGCAAGTCGCCGATGTCAACTATCGCAACGTCGGGCTGAACAGGCCGGGTATGACGCATATTGCGGCTATCTCAGCCTCGGGCGCGTTCGTCTGTAGACAGATCACGGGCGCCGTTGCCGGAAGCGCCGGCCGCGAGAACCTGACCATCAACGCGGCACTTGGCTTCACGCCGGTGAGTCGCATTTCATTTCTCTGCCTGCATCGCTTCGCCGCTGACCGCGTGACCCTGACATGGGACCGCGTCGGTGTTGCTGACTGCCGGGCGTCCATGACGGGGTTGGACGTATGAGCACGTATGTGACCCTAGAGGCCTCTGCCCACGGCGGGCGGCCTGTAGAGCTTTTTCGCTTCGTCCACGGCGGCACGGTCTGGGCCTACTCCAGCGGCCCGGAGATCGCCTACAATGGCGAAACTTATGCTGAGTTCCCGGTTGGGCGAGACATCATTCAGCAGACCAAGGAACTCGGCAAGTCGCCCCTCGAAGTGCTGCTGCCCAGGACGTGCGAACTCTCCCTGCTCTACTTGGCCGGAAGTCCGGAACATGTTGTCACGCTGACCGTCTTTCGCACGCATGTAGGCGCAAGTGACGGCCCTGTCGTCTATTGGAAGGGCCGCGTCGTGTCGGTGGATTGGCCGGACCCGGCAACGGCAAAGCTGGTGTGTGAGAGCGTCTTCACCAGCCTGAAGCGGCCCGGCCTTCGTGCCAGGTATCAGCGCATGTGCCGCCACGCTCTTTACTCACCGCAATGCGGGGTCAACAAAGCGGCATACGCGGTGCCCGGGACAGTTTCGGCAGTCAACGCGGCCCGAACCGTGATCACTATCCCGGAGGCGGCAGGGCACCCAAACGGATACTTTCTGGGCGGCTTCCTAGCTCTAGCTGACGGCACCATGCGTTTCATTTCGTCCCACGCCGGATCGTCCATCACACTAGCCAGTCCGTGCCCAATCTTGGCTGACTACGTCGGGGGCACGGGCTATGGTAAAAGTTACGGCCTTTGGTACGGCGGTTCCGATCTGGTGATTTATCCTGGATGTGGGCGGAACCGCGAAACTTGCCAGGATAGATTCGCCAACATCCTGAACTTCGGCGGCTGGCCCTGGATACCAAAGCGCAACCCCTTTGACGGCAGGAGCCTCGTATAATGTGGGTCCAACTAGCACTATTCGTCGCCTCACTGGTCATCTCGTATCTCACCAGGCCGAAGGTCAAATTCGACTCTCCAAAACCTGGCGAGATCGAGGCGGGGGCAACCGCTTCTGCTGGGGGCGAAATCCCGGTGCTGTTTGGTTCTCGCGAGATCACGGGCCAGAACATTGTCTGGTGGGGGGACACAAAGACCGTGGCGATCAAAAAGAAAGGCGGCAAGAAATGAGCGAGATCAGAGTGACGATGCGCCACGTCCGTCAGTGTAGAATGTGCTCTCGTGGAGCGCGGGCGTTTTTTGGGCGCCATGGATTGGACTGGTCCGAGTTTTTGCGCGCTGGATTGCCGGTTGATGTGATTGAGCAAACTGGGGACGCAATGGCACAACAAGCGGCGGCAGCGGCCCGCGCAGAGCAGGAGTAGTCGATGGGCGGCAGCAGCAAGAGCCAGACTGTTGGATACAAATATTATGTCGGAATGCACATGGCGCTTTGCCACGGTCCGGTAGATAAGTTGGTCCGAATCAGGGTTGGCGGAAAGGACGCATGGGTTGGAAATCACACTGGCGGCGCGCTGTCTGTAGACAAGCCTGACCTCTTCGGCGGCGAAAAGCGGGAAGGCGGTGTCAGCGGCCAGATCGACATAGATATGGGCGGGCCTTCGCAGGGGCAGAACAGCTACCTGGCATCTAAGCTGGGCGCGTCACTCCTGCCGGCGTTCCGGGGTGTGTGCTGCGCCGTGCTCCGTCAGGTCTATGTTGGGCTGAATCCGTATCTTAAAGATTGGGCCTGGCTCCTGCAGCGCGTCAACGTAAAGACTAATGGCGAACCGCAATGGTACGAGTACAGGGCCATGATAGGCCCCAAAGACCCGCTGGTGGTTCCGGCATCTTTCAGTGAACCGACAAACGGAGCTTATGGTTTTATTTTCAATCCGTTGGCCGTTCCTGATAGAATTCTTTTTGACGGGCTAAACAGAGTCTATAACCTTGTGGATCAGGCGGATAACTACACCACTTGTTACAAACTTTTTACGAAAGAGATTTTCATAGAGCGCATTAGTTTTAATGTTCGCATAGACGAGGCCCAGGGCGGCGATGCGATGCGACTTGGTTTTACAAACGGTGCTGGCGTTACCCTTTTTCAATTCTTTCCACGCGCCGACTATTCCAACGACAGCTTACAGAGGCCTGGAATAAATGACCAAGACAACCATATATCGGAAACACCGCTTTCCGAAGGTACAACATACACCGTTACGCTTGATTTTGACGCTACTGGTTGTGACGTACATTTAAATATCGGCGTTATTGAAACAAGCACAATGAGGTTGTCACTAGCCGCGCAATACGTAAAAGGCGTACGCTTTATCCGAGATGGAGACTGGTCTGGTGGGTTAGCAAAGCCGTCGGCTACAAGTTATACAAATATCGTTGTAAGCGGGTATGTCGTTGAGCCGGGGTATCCAGCACAAGAAGGCTGGTACACGGATATGAACCCGGCCCATATCATTCGCGAATGCCTGACAGACACAAATTGGGGAATGGGGTATCCTGAGTCTGATATTGATGACGCCGCGTTTGTGTCTGCTGCCGACGCTCTCTATACAGAGGGAATGGGCATGTCGATTTTATGGGCACAACAAACCAGTATCGAAGACTTTGTTAGCGATGTTTTGAGACACATTGACGCAGCCCTGTATGTCGACAGAACTACAGGAAAATTTGTCCTGCGACTTATTCGTGGCGGCTACAACCCCGCGACGTTGCTGGTGCTGAACAAGTCGAACATAAGTCGCGTGGAGGGGTACACAAAGCAGACGCTGGCGGAATTGGCCAACGAACTTACGCTGTCTTACAACTCTAATGAAACGGGCCAGACAGAAACGGTCACGCTCCAAAATCTGGCGATGGTACAACAGCAGGGCGCAATTATCCCCGCCAGCGTCGATTATCCGGGGTTTGCCCATTCAGATGTTGCTAATAGGGCCGCAGCACGCGATTTAAAATCAATGTCCACGCCACTTGTAACCGCTACAATTTACGCCAACCGCGTTGCGGCGGGGCTCAATATCGGTGATGTTTTTCGGTGGGATTGGATTGAAACGGACGAAGATGGGGCCGAGGTTGAAACCTCATACGTAATGCGAGTTGCCGAGATTGCCCTTGGAGATGGGGTAGAAAACGCGGTTCGGATTCAATGCGTGGAAGATGTGTTCAGCTTTCCGGACATCACATACGTGGAGGCTGAACCGACAGAGTGGGAAGACCCCGCTACGCCTCCTGCTGTCGCCTTTCCTCGGATGGTTGTCGAAGCACCCTATTACGAAGTTGTGCGGCAACTTGGCGAAATTGACGCAACTGCTAAGCTATCCAGCCTTCCAGAGTTGGGGCTTCTGATGGTTGCTACAGGTCGTCAAGGGTTGGAGATCAATGCCGACCTTCAAGTGGATGACGGGGCGGGATATGAAAGCAGCGGTACGCTCGATTTTTGTCCGTTTGTGAAGTTGGATGGTGCGGTGGGGCAGTTAGACTCAACCGTAGCTGTCAAGGATCAGAAAGACGCCGACGGCCTTGCCGCAAACCGTTTGGCCCAAATTGATAATGAGATCGTTGTCGTCGAGTCCATTGTTGACGGAGTGGCCACAATTCGGCGCGGGTGTCTCGACACAGTCCCGGCCATACATGCGGATAGCGCTGCTATTATTCTCTGGGATGGATATGTTGTTAGTGACGGGGTTGAGTATGTCGCCAGCGATGAACTAGCGGTCAAAATCCTCCCCGCAACTGGCGGTTCAGTTCTTGCGCTGGGTGATGCCCCTGTGGATTTCATCGCCATGATCCAAAGGGCTTTGCGTCCGTATCCTCCCGCTGACGTCAAAATTGGAGGGGAATTCTACCCAGACACGATTGCAGCTGACGATCTGGTCGGAATCGTCGCAACGTGGGCCCACCGCGACCGCCTACAGCAAACAGGCGGGACCGTATTAGGGTGGACTGATGGAAGTGTCGGGCCGGAGGCGGGCACGACATATTCAGCAAAGCTGGTGCGGGCAGATACTGAAGCAGAGCTTGATTCAGCAAGCAACATATCTGGGACCACGGTGACGTTTACCCCACCATATCGTGGCGTGGTGCGATTGGAGATATGGTCCGTGCGTGACGGACTGTCGAGCTATCACGTCTTCGCCCACACCTTCCAATATTTGTCCATCGCCCCACTCTACCACGAATTAGAACCCGTCTATTGCGACGGAACAGAGGTGTACTATGGCCTTTAAAATACTTACTGACGCGGATTCTACGCCTATCGGGGTTGCCCCGGAAACCCCGGCCATGACTGAGGACGTGTTCGCTCTGACCGGCACAACCCCAGACCTGGACCCAGACCTGGGCACAATCCAGACATGGGGGCTATCCGCAAACTCTGTTCCTGTGGACACACTCACTGCGGGGCAATCCATGACTCTCATGATTGACGACGGCAGCGCATACACAATTACCTGGCCCACGATGACGTGGGTGGGCGGATCGGCCCCTACACTCGCCACCAGCGGGTACACTGTGATCACTCTGTGGAAAGTGGGCACAACACTGTATGGTGTGCTTGCTGGAGCGGTCGCATGAAGCTCCCCAAAAGACTAATGATGGGCGCAAAAGGTCCGTATAAACAGCGCGTAGCAGCGCTGGGTCCATTTAAATACTTTCCTATGGATGAGGCATCGGGAGCCGCCGTTGTTGAAGCTGGCGGCTCCGGAAATGGGACTTATTATAATGTGGGTAGCGGAACCCTATTACAAGCAGACACTCTTACAGACCATCCGTGTCCTAAGTTCGTGCCTTCATCGAACGGGTATGCTAATTTGGGATTCAACACTCATTTTTCTGCTAGTTTTGGACTGTCCTTGTGTCTCAAGGTAAACATCGCTGCTTGTGAGGTAGGAGATCACATAATATCAACAAACCAATATTATGCTGGAGCCACTAATAGGTTTCCGTTTAAAATTTGGTACAACAAAACAACATCCAAATTAGAGTCTGCGCTTTCTAAAGGTACTGATTTTAACACCCTCGACGTAATACAGTTAAATATTGATGATCTAACTACTTATCATATTGTCATAAATTATGTTAATTCAACATATCATGAAATGTATGTGAATGGGGTTTTACATCAACAGAACGCACTAACTTGGGCGCTTCCTAATAGCGGATATGCCTGGCTGGTCGCTCACGCTCATGAATACGGAGGGGGTGTCGGAAAATCCGGCTTTGCCGGGAGTATTTCTGATGTAGTTTTTCGCGCAGCACCATTTACACTAGCGGAAATTGCGACGCTAGTTCCATAGGAGAAAGCTATGATTTACAAAAAAGTATCAGGCAAATATGTCCGCGCCGATCTTCGCGCCGACTTCCCGAACACCAGCTTTCCGTCTGATCTGTCACAAGCCGTCTTGCCGGACGGCTACATTTGGGTGGTACCGTCGCCACAACCCACCCCTGGGCCGTTTGAGCTTGTGATCGAGGTTCAGCCATTCAAAGATTCAAAAGGCGTCTGGCGGCAGATGTGGGCAACTCAGACAAAAACGGACGAAGAAATTCAAGAAATTCTTGTAAGCGCCATCCAGCAGCATCTTGACGCTACGGCGCAAACTAGGGCGTATGACGGCATCATCTCGCTCTGCACCTACGCCACAAGTCCAAGCCCGAAGTTCGCGGCAGAGGGGCAGGCTGGAGTCGAATGGAGAGACGCTTGCTGGGCGAAGGGGTATGAGATTCTGGCAGAGTATCGGAAAGGGTTGCGCCAAATCCCGATGCCGGATGAGTTAATCGCTGAACTACCGGCCATGGTCTGGCCAGAATAAGGAGCAGTTATGGCAGCACAAACAGATCCACGCTTCGGCCTCTCATACGGCTGGACGCTTGGCGAGAGCGGATGGAACACAGGCATGGACGCCAATCTCCTCAAGCTGGCGAGGGTCGGCGTCCACCTCTCGGTCAAGGACCGCGACTTGGCCATACCTCCGGCATCCCCCGCAACGGGAGACACCTACATCGTGGCCGCAGCGGGCACGGGCGCATGGGCAGGAAAGGACGGACAGATCGCGGTGTGGTCCGGGTCGGCCTGGGTGTTCTACGTGCCGAGCCTTGGTTGGGTGACGTATATCGAGGATGAGGAAAAGTTGAGCGCGTTCAAGGCGTCGGGGTGGTCGGCTGGGATGGGGCTCTGACTCACCTTTTTTCGACTTGACCCGCATCATGGCGGGG